CTCCCGCTCGAAAAATCGAATGAGGGATTTCTCTAAGGCCGACGTTTTACGGCCTTCTTTTGCCTGCGATACAGGCAATGCGACTGTTTTTTTCATTTTGGAAGTCATTTAAATGAAACAATATGTTGATCGATAGACGGAGAGGGAACAAAAAAAGTTCCGCTCCCCGTTGACTTCCACCTGAAACAGGCAGTGGGCGCATTAACGCTCCACACGGGACGGAACTTATATAACATCAGCCGATAGGCATAAAAAATGCCAACGGCAAAGTTGGCGAACCTCGTCGCCTGTTTCAAATGGAAGTCGTTGCAAAGATGGGGGTTCTTTTCGAGAAAAGCAAGAGATCGGGCGAAAAAAGAAACGCTTCGCCACATCTCCCGGCGGGTGAGCTTCACTTCGAGCTCCCGCTCGAAAAATCGAATGAGGGATTTCTCTAAGGCCGACGTTTTACGGCCTTCTTTTGCCTGCGATACAGGCAACACGACTGGATTCTTCATTTTTGTAGGACATTAAAATGAAACAATATATTTTGAAAGACGGGAAGGGAACAAAAAAGGTTCCGCTTTCCCGTTGTCCTACACCTTGAGAAAGGCAGTGGGCGCATTAACGCTACACACGGGGGTCGGAACCAATGCTTATATAGCTAAGCTATGGGCATAAAAAATGCCCGCAACAAAACTAATTGGCGAGCCATCTCGCCTTTCTCAAAATGTAGGACAATACAAAGATGAGATATTTTTTTGAAACGAGCAAACAATAAAAAAGAATTAAGTTCTTTGTCAAAAAATATTTTTATTATATATTTAGCATTTAATTGATAAATATAGAAACCAATCACATCTATCACATATGAGAATTGACTATTCAAAGTGGAAAACCAGGCTATTATCAATTGAGCACCTCAAATTAGATATTAAAAATCCTCGTTTCTCTTATCAATCGACAAAAGAAATGAACCAAACAGAAATTATTAAATATCTAATTGAAAATTATAGTGTATATGACTTAGCGAAGGATATCGCTATCAATGGATACTTATTGAATGAAGCACCTATTGTGTGTAAAGAAAATGGAAGTTACGTTGTCCTAGAAGGGAATCGACGAGTCGCAGCTTGTAAAGTCCTACTAACCCCTGTTAAATATTTGTCTCCGGCTCGGGCAAAAGAGTTATCAAAATATGAACCTATCAATGACAAATTGGATTGTATTATCGTGTCAGATCGTAGAGATGCTGATACTCTAATCTACAATAAGCATACAGGGATTCCTCTTGTGAAATGGGACAAAGTCAGCCAAGATGCTTTTCTCGTAAATTTAATTAAAGGGGATAATTTATCTATAAGCGAAGTAGCTACAAAATTCAATGTCACCCAGTCTGAGATAAGAAAATCTTTAAGACGATATGCTGTACATCAATATAGTATAAGTCTTTTCAAAGATGAACCATACGAACTTGAACAAATCCAATTAGATAGTTTCCCAATTACCAATTTCGAAAGGTTTTACGAAGATGAAAAAGGAGCTAATTTTTTAGGAATAGCGTTCAATAGCAATGGGGAAATTCAACGGAGATTACCGCAAGAGGAATTTGACAAAAGATTTAAATTTATAGTCAATCAAATACTTAATCAAGAATTAACCTCTCGTTCATTCAATAATGAACAAGATAAGAACGAATATATTGACAGCATAAAAAAAGAATATGATAAGGATAAATTTGATTTATCCATTGAGGTTAGCGATTCACCAATAGAAGAGCCCCCATCGCAAGAAATAGTTTCACAATCTAATAATGCTCTAACAAACCTTGAAACTGTAAGTAATAAGCCTAAGAATCCTCGTCAAAGGAGTAAAAGCGGTCTATTTACGGGATATAACTGGACAAAAACTGGTAATCGTAAATTAGATACTCTCTTTACCAGCTTACAATCTTTAAATTATAAAAAACATACAGATGTTGTTGCCATTGCATTGAGGTGTTATGTTGATATGTTGGTGTATCAATTCTTACAAAAAAAGGGGTGTATCGGACTTATCTTTTCTGATGATGCCACGAAAACACAAGAAAAAAATGACAAAAAATATAATGAACTCAAACAATATCTACAAAGTAAGTATGCCATCAGTGACGAAGAAATAGATGATGAAGAATTACGGAAACTCTCTCGATTCTATCAAAAGGACACCATGCCAAACAGAATCCCAGAATTAAGCGCAATGATACTATATATCATACAACATAAGGATCTATTTAATAATGATGCCCGTCTTATTCAAGTACTCGAAAAGTTCAAAAATAGTCATGGTAATTTGTTAGATTTGAAATCATTTAATATGTTTGTGCATAATAATTACCATTCTGCTCATAATTCAGCTCTTGAAATATGCGCAAATGAATTAGCTCCTGTTTTAGATTTTATGCACTCTTATTTAGCCAATGAACAATAATTATAGTCCACTAAGATACCCCGGAGGTAAAGCAGTAATGAGTCCTTTTTTAAAAGACTTCATTAAGGCGAATAATATCCACAATGCAGTCTATGTTGAGCCATACGCAGGAGGCGCAGGAGCTGCATTAAACCTTCTATTTACAAGACAGGTTGACAAGATTATCATCAATGATGCAAGTATTCCTATATACTCGTTTTGGAATAGTCTTATAAATCATTCTGAACAGTTCATGAACCTCTTTGAACAGACAGAGGTTAATCTTGAAGAGTGGCACAAGGAAAAAAATATTTTCATCAATAGACATAGTCAGTTTTCCGTTGAATTGGGATTTGCTACTTTCTTTCTGAATCGATGTAATAGATCCGGTATTTTAGCCGCAGGACCAATCGGTGGACGAACCATCGAAAAACAAAGCAATGCTAAATATAAAATAGATGCAAGATATATAAAGGACAGATTGCGAGAAAAACTTATAAAAGTAATTTCTCATAAAGATTTAATCGAGGTGATGAATAATGATGCTCTATTCCTTCTACAACAGATTGATCAACTTCCACAGAACGAAAAGAAGCACTATCTAATATATTTGGACCCACCATATTATGAGCATGGTGCTGAATTATATCTAAATTCTTATACTCATAACGATCATGCAGAACTTGCTTCGTTTCTTCTAAATAGAACAACCATAAAATGGGTACTTTCTTATGACAACGTGAAAGAGATTCGAGATTTATATAAGGGGAATCAATTATATACCTTTGATTTGTCTTACAGCGTTCAAGAGAAGAAACAAGGTAAAGAATTACTTGTAACCAGTAAAAATACGGTCTTACCCTCTCAGTTGGAAATTAGAGGCTCAAAAAAAATAAGACCTCTAACTTTATTATAGGGTATATTAAATACAACTCCTTGCGGTATCAAAATTAAAGGGAACAAGAGCTTACTCCCGTAAATGACTTAACCAAGATCTTAAAATAACGTAGCAACTTACTACTATTATGACATACTACAATTGCTCTATTTATACACACTTGTATTATTCCTTTAATTTATCCTGAATATTATTGGACTCTTGAATTTGCACTTCCTTTTCAGAGGCCTTTTCCTTGACATTCTCTGTCCTTTCTTTTTCCTCCACTTTACTACCTATATATTCAAATCTATTATAAAGGAAACAAGTTAATCCCATGTATATTATAATAGCAATAATTCCCAAATAGAATCTTCTAGTCCTTACATACTGCTTCCACGGTAATTGTTGTATTAAAATTGGAGAGGCAAGAAGATACAAACACATAAACAGGATTAACAATACACCTAATCCCATTGTATTACAAATGAGTAATGGAAGATTAACTTCATCATTCATAATAAATATATTTACTATTCCAAACAAAAAAGTTATTGCAGTAGTAAATATGGCTATCAAATCAAAAGCTTTCTTATCGGTATTTTTAATAGAGGATTTGATTTTATCAATTTCCACCTTTTCTTTGGTAACCGCATATATCATTTTCTGCGATTTGTACTGCTGCTCATAAGAATCTGCACGTTTAGCCAACGCATCATAATCATCGTTATTAGCAAACGGCGATGGCACAAACAAATTTAATTCATATTTTTCTGAATATACACACGACTCTTCAAACGGCAATTGGAACGCAATAAAAACATGTGATTTACACCATTCTATCCGTTCTTTGTACAAGGGAATCAAACGTTCTAACTCTGAGAATTTATCCTCCATTAAATGGTCATTGATATCTTCCTTATCAATATGCCTCTGTATGCAATCAATGATGGATTGAATAGCCTTCTCATAGGGGTGAAAATTTTGTATATAAGTCGCAGCCTGTATATCCTCAATGACCCTTAACTCCTCTTTTATTTTTTTTAGTTTAATATCTTTTTTTACTCGAGTAAGAAAAGAAAAGCGACAATTATAAAGATAATTATATACAGAATCCCAGGAGAACTCATCACTAATTCTCTCCATCTCACTCTTTTGTTGCTTAGGATCACTCTTATATATACCGCATGCTCTTTTAAAATCTGCAATAACATCGTCCATTGACTTAATATCCATCTCATTTTTTAGAGATGTCCTATAGTCCATCATTTTGAAAACAAATGGAGCTATTTTATCATCTTTTGAATCTGAATCTGGATCTGAACATTGCTCACAAATTTTCTCAAACAAAGAATAATCCCCGACATCAAGTTTATCTGGATAAATTGTTTCCTCTTTTAGATTTGAAGTGATATATCGAAGTGGTTCTATTCTTACTCTACGAAGAATAAACGCCGTCTTTTGTAACAACAATGTACATATTTCTTTTACTCCAACAGAGGTATTTTGAGCTATCATCTCAATGGAACTTCTTAACTCCAAAATTTTATAAGCTCGCCCTTCATCAACAAGCAAATAATACTCTTGTTGGCATATAGGAATTGCAATATTGTAAAATGTCTCAAGTAACGAATTCCTATTTGTCTTTCGAAATAACCTTTTCAACCAAATATTGCTATTTTCGTAGTCCGCCTTTTTATATTTGCTTCTAACAAGAAAAAAGAATGATTCATAGGACGCTAACGCATTAAACAACGACGACCCTAAATAAAAGACTTCTAGCTGAATACGGTTTTCAGGTGTTGTAATTGGCCCTACTGGTGGATTAGGAATATTCGCTAACTCCTGTTTAAACTTCTCTAAAATTTCACCAAAATTTTTCTCCCTTATATACTCCCCAGAAAGAATTGATCGAGTAAGATGTATAAAACTAAATTCTATGAAATCTTGGATTTTATTATAAAAAGCTTGACATGCTTCACCATCATTATAATCTATATGGCTCCACTTCTCATTCCCAAACTCAACTTTATATTTTTCATAGCATACCTGCAATTCCATTATCCCCCTCCAATTTAATCAGTAAGACTAAACCGTTTATTGGAATCCTTGCGAATTGAGTCTATTGGCATCTTAGCACTCAATTGACCCATAAATTCTGCAAAATCCATTGCCCGATTCCAACTATCCCATCTATGAGTAATCGCTACCAGTTCAAAGGCATTTAATTCGATAAGATGGTCGTTCTTTGCACGAAGAGCTTTAACGGCATTTCGTATATTCTCAAATTCAGAGCCCGCATAATTTGACGAGTTATCTACTCCACCTTCCCGTCTTTTAACAGTCTTATATTCGGCTACATATGACGGAAGTTTATTTGCTTGTATTGCATTGTACACATCACTCTCCACCGGGCCATATGGCATGGCATAAAAGTTATTAAATATCTCCAAGAGATCTTTGCCCCCACCCTCCTTAGGAGCAGCCGTCAAAAACAGCAATTTCAAGGCTGTAAGTTTAGACAACGGCTTATTCTTTAACTCTTCATGAGAATCTCGCCACTCTTCAAAAAGTTGGAGCATATAATCAAATGCCTCTATTTTATCTATTACTTTTACCATAATTCCTTTTTGTATTTTATATTATAGAACAATAGTACGATGAAAAGGGTCACAATCTATGGCATTATGATAAATTTTATATTGCCTTCGTATTTCTCTTGAACAAAGCCAAACATACTATCTAAACTAGAATAATTGTCATATGTTTGTTGCAAATATAGAGATTTTATTTTAGTTTTATCACAACATTGATAATATAATAAATTATATACCGATTTATAAAATATGCAGTAATAGGATTTGAAATACCACTCGGAATATACTTCAACGGTCACATCAACACAATATAAATAACTGACAATCAAATATTAAATTCCTTTTTTCTCTGCAAAGATTTTCAAATCCCCACACTTTTTCCAGCCTTCAAAAACTTAATACCCTAAAAAATAAGCCCTTAGGGTTTCAAAAAGGAAATTTTTTTCCTTCTTTCAGTCGGAAGTGCCCCCTACTGCCCTGAAAAACAAAAGCAGATTCCGTATTTCGAAATAGCGGAATATGTACAAAAGCCCGGTATCGAGGCGTATCTATAAAAAAATGCAGCCCGCTTTCACAAGCAGACTGCATCGCTCATTCTAACTAAAAACAACTATCAGAACGCCCAAAGAGTATAGCTAACCGTCACCCCGACGAATGGCTGGAAACCTCGCGGGGTAAGGCCATAACCGGCTCCGACTCCGATATTCCACCTGCGGGGTTTCTCCCGAACGGTGATAATCTGCGTCCTCGGAAAGAGAAACAGACTGTCGAGTCTCGGACGATACCCCGACACATAGGCTCGGTAGGTACTGTCTTCATAGACTTTCTGCGTAATGGGAATAGCGACCGCAACGCTATCGCTCCGATGTACGGTGTCGACTGCATGGCTCCCGACACTATCATCGACAGCGGACGGAAGTCGTGCAATGACATATTTCACTACTACGCTATCCCGGGGAACCGGGACGAAGTAGGGAATCGTATCGACAAACGTCGCGGTGTCTTGATTTTCCTCGGGAGCGGTATCGATGGGGCGTAACCAGCCCCAAAAAGCGACAACGAGAAGCATACCGACGAGAAGCCAGGGCAATGTTTTCATAACGAGTTCAAATAATCGATAATTCCTCTTACGTGCAAACGGACTATCGCCTGCTTGCCCGCATCGCTCAAAAGATAATCCACGTCCTCCCGGTTATCTTGGAAAAGATTCTCTGTCAATACAGCCGGGCAATTCGTGTGTTTGCAGATGTAAAGGCTACTTACCCAATAATTGCGGCCGCCCGTCTCCCTGCGTACCGTCAGGCCGATGTTTCCGGCGGCTTCGGCTATGGACGTCGCGAGCCGCTCGCTGTCTTGCGATGCCGCCGGATCGACGAACACGCTCCACCCTCTGGCCGAAAACCATGTCGAACCGTTACCGGCGGCATTGACATGTATCGATACGAGTATAGCCTGCTTGCCAGTTTCCGCATAAATCCGGTTCGCTCGTTCTACACGCTCCTTCAAAGGAACGTCTGTATCTTCGGGAACGAGCAAGGATACATCGATACCCTGTCGTTTCAAATCCTGCGCTATCTTGCGGGCCATCTCACGGGCGTAGGCATACTCCCTTAACCTTCCGTCCGGGCTTCTCTTTCCCGCTGTGTCCCGACCATGTCCGTTGTCTAGAATCACCTTCATTTTCTTTTAGATTTTATATAATGAACGGTCTTTCGAAAGACGATTACTCGTCTCTATTCTCCGGTTCGATCACATCGCCACTCTTATTCTTGAACAGTTTGAAGATATTGATGCGTAACTTACTTCCCCGAGCTTCGAAGTAATTGTTGAAACACGAATTGATCTCGCAACCGTAAACCACCAACAGCACCAATGCCGGGAGTATCGGCAATCCGAAAGGTTCGCCGAACACTTTCCCGAAACTCATGGCCACCAATATCCAGCAAATATAATCCACCAATTTGTTCACGCTCCGCCGAGTCGCCCGACTCGTCCGTATCTTCTCCCCTCGCTTCCGAGCTGCCTCGATGCCGAATTTCAAGTCCGCCACGATCAAGCACACGGCCGCGAGAATAAACCACTTCACCGGTTCCAACAGATCGGTAAACAGCGTCAGCGTAGCTGTAAATACTTCTTGCAATACGTTTCTCTCCTGCATATCAATTCGTCCGTCTCTCGTTAAATACTCGTTCCAATTCTCTCGCCTCCGCCTCGGGGAGTTCCTCCCAATAAGCACAAGGATTGTAATTCTCCGGATAATTTATTTCCGAGACTATGGTTACACCATTATTCCTATCCTTATGGACAAATACGTATTTGTCTTTTGCTCTCAGTCTTTTCATACCGTCAGTATCCAATTTTTATCCGTAGCGATTTTTTTCTCGTCGTCTGTTAATTCCGAAACTCCTACACAACCGGTCAGTTTAATGGTCTTAGGACTCATTCCTGTAAAATCGGGCAATCGATCGAGTATGCTCACGATATTGTCATGCCCCAACGGTGAATTGGTTATTTCCAAGTTCGTAGCAGTCGAATATGAAAATTTCGACTCTTTCGAGAAGATTAAATTTTGCAGGCCTACATTACCCTCTGCAACTATTCCGTTGTAAACGAACCAGTCCAATTTAACGTCCGGCCAATCCAACGAAAAGGTCTTATTAAAGCCTGACATTTGTATTCTAAGTCCGTTTCCCTTCGTTGCAAATCCTTCCGGGAATTCAAAGTCATAAAGGGAATAGCAACCGACAAAAGCACCGTTGGCCTTCTCTATATAATCCATTTTGGGCGGGAAAACTATTCTTTTTAGATTTCTGCAATTGTTAAAACAGTACGTCATATCGTTACCGGTATATTCTACTTGGGGTAAAATCACTTCTTCAACACTTCGTCCGATCCCATAGAAACAGTGAGAAAGATTGCCGAAAGTCATTTTCGACAAATCGGCTTTACCGAAAGCCATGTTGTCGTTCCCCCAAATATATTCTCCGATAGTTCCTCCCGATACTTCAATGTTATCCATATTTTCGGCTATGATATTCCTGAATCTATAACCGCTCAGTTTCCTAATTTTAAGAGTCCCGTCCGTCAAAATATGCCTTAGAGGAGTTCTGCCATAAGAAAAAGAAGGAAAGTCTCTAATACTCCTGTCTTTACCTTTAAATCTTATCGCCTCCAAATGATCCCACCCTTGATTAAATTCAAAATTATAGTCCGGGTCTATGTCCTCTCCGACTACCACATATTTTATGGGCGATATATTCCATGCCAATTTTACGCCGACTTTTACATACACATATCCGTTAGGGGCAATATCGCTTTGCGCCGGATTACTGAATTTTGCCTTCATTATCCAGAACTCTCTGCCTTTGCTGTCTATATTGCCGGTTCCTTTGGCATAAGTATGATTTATAAAGTCCAAAGTATTGGTTCTCGTCGGAGAAGCATAAGATTCTCCGTCCCCCCAATCTATGAAATATTGGTCATAGAAGGAACTGAATTGAACATGCGGCCTACCGATGGCCGACGGTAATTCGTCTGTAACGACAAACCATATACTATCTTTCGGGCATTCTTCCAAATCTCCCCATTCGATATCAGGAATCCACCTCGGTTTTTGAACAATAGCCGGCACGCTGACCGTCGCTTTCACCGCAACGGCCTCCGGCACGATTACTCGCTCTTGGACTACTGCACAATCGCATGTTCCCATAACATTATATAATTTTGATGTTTGTAGCTTCTTGCCTTCCGTACGGGCAATATCCTTTTTCGAAATCAGGATCCTCCCGACAGAAACGTCGCTCTACGGTGAGAATCCCCCGGCGGAATGTATTCGGCTCGAATATGCCTATCAGTTTACCGTCGCGAAAGACGCAATTAACGCGTTCATCGACATTCTGCGATATTATACAAGACTGCCCGGCTTCATCGCGATAGATGAAGCGGAAAACCATATTTTCGGCATCTAGGGGATTACCTTGCGAATCTTCGAATACGATTTCGAATTTTATTCCTTCCCATGAATATTTTTCATGCATTCCTGTCATATTTTATATATAATAAGTATCTTTGTCCTAGCCCGACTGAATAGTCTTCGGGCAGTCCAGAGTGAAAAATCCTTTTGTAGGCCCGACGGAATAGTCTTTGGGCCTTTTTTCATATCTTCTCCTTTAACATTTCCCCTTTTTCAAAAGTGAATGAGAAATCAACGCCATTGGGAATTTCATTACCGACTACTCGAAGCGAGAACCTTGCGATATTCGAAATTCGAGTTCTCCCGTCGAACACAGCCAGGCCAAACTGTCGAACTACAATCTGTTCTCGACTTGCACCACGCGGTGTTTCTGTAAAGATGAATTCTTGTTTATATCGGCCATAATGGACAATGACTCTCGGGAATTTGTCTTCCACAACTTGTCCTCCAATCTCATCAGGTGTATTCGAAATTATGGTTGCGGCTCCGGGCGTATAGGGCCACCGATAGAACTGGAACCTTGATTCCGGGTTGTTTACGTTCTGCGGGATTCGCCAGCCGGTCACTTTTCGATACCCTTTTTTATCAAAATTCCTGTCTCGTGTAGAGACATGGCGCATGAGGCGAATTTCAAACGTCGAGGCATCCGCCCCAGTCGGTAGGTATTCGACCGGATACAGGACAAGATTCCCCTGTTCTATTTTCAGCGTGATGTCGATGTATGGTGATGCTACTCCGATAGGGCCAGAATTTTGGCTGCCAATCAAAGAAACCATATCGTCAAGAATAAGCCCGAGACTGTCGGGGGTGATGCTGTTCGCTTCGGTTTCTGCGCGGAGTGCTTTGATTTTCGCTTTGATGTCGTCGATTTGAGCCATAGTATTTCTGTTTTTCCTCAAAAATATGGACGAATGACGAATCGTAAAAAGACAAAAAACCCCGCATCTCGAAGATACGGGGCCGGATATTCGGTAACAAATTATCGTTCGGGCTTCATGAACCGCCAGCGTCGTCTTTCATCGGCCGGAACGTCTCGATATATTCTTCGAGCATCTCCTTGAAGGCGAATAACTGCGGCTCCCTGTCGAACCATACGAACGACCGGGGCAATCCGGAGGATTCGACCTCTATCTCTACCGACGGCGATTTCCCCGGTTCTCCGGCCGGGTAGCGGGTGATCCGAACGACCAGGTCGTCGCGGGTGAACTCGATCGTATGGCTTTTCATCGCGCACCTCCTTTCTCCGTAAAACGGGAGGTTATGTCGGCTACGCCCCGATAGGCGTAAGCTGCCAGTGCGAGCGCCGGCAAGGCCAACAGGGGCTCGCCGGTCGACAGGGCGAACAACAAGACGAATAGCGAAGCGACGAAACGGACGCTTCGCCACATTTCACGGCGGGTGAGCTTCACTTCGAGCTCCCGCTCGAAAAATCGAATGAGGGATTTCTCTAAGGCCGACGTTTTTCGGCCTTCCTTTGCCTGCGATACAGGCAACACGACTGTTCTTTTCATTTTGATGAGCATTAAATGAAACAATATGTTAACTAAAACACGGGAAGGGAATAAAAAAGTTCCGCTTTCCCGTTGCTCATCACCTAAATCAGGCTGGGAGGCCATTAAGCTCTCCACACGGGGGTCGGAACTATATGTATCGCCCTGGGCATAAAAAATGCCAACGGCAAAGTTGGCGAACGTCGTCGCCTGATTTAAATGATGAGCATTGCAAAGATGGGGGTTCTTTTCGAGAAAAGCAAGAGATCGGGCGAAAAAAGAAATATTTCGCCACATTTCACGGCGGGTGAGCTTCACTTCGAGCTCCCGCTCGAAAAATCGAATGAGGGATTTCTCTAAGGCCGACGTTTTACGGCCTTCCTTTGCCTGCGATACAGGCAACACGACTGTTTTTTTCATTTTGCTTGACAATTAAATGAAACAATATGTTAAGGACGGGAAGGGAACAAAAAAGTTCCGCTCCCCGTTGTCAAGCACCTGAAACAGGCTGTGGGCGCATTAACGCTCCACACGGGACGGAACTATATATTGACCGATGGGCACAAAAAATGCCAACGGCTATGTTGGCGAACCTCGTCGCCTGTTTCAAATGCTTGACATTGCAAATATGGAGGATTTTTTTGAAACGAACAAGAGATAATACAAAAAAAGCCCCGACTTTCACAAGCCGAGACCTTTCCTAACTTAAATAATAATCTATGAAGTCAAGTCATGCGACTCCGTTGGAGGAGTATCGATATAGGGCATTCTGCGGGAATTTTTCGCACCCGATGTATAGCGTGTCGAAAGCATCGGTTCCGTCGGTACGATGTTCGAGCAGGGATTCTTCCGACTCTTCGAGCTTTTCTCCGCCTTTGTCTTTCCGAAAACCGTTCCGCCCGCGCGATACGCCGGCAGATTGTATCGCAAGAATGAGGTCGTCGTTATTCTGGCGGTTGAAAAAGGGCATGAACCGCTGTTTGCCTGCGAAACCTTGATTGATCAAGAGGTATTTCTCGTCGTGCCGCATAGGGTTCCCGAGATAGACATCGACGACCGTCCAACCGTGCCTCTCGAATTCGTGGCAAACCACCCAATGGAAGTCTTGGTCGTTGACGGCATAGTTGGCTCCGAGAGCCGTGGAATCGTAGTAATAGACGACGGTCTTATTTTCGTGATTCGCATAGTATGTGCAGAAGTCGTCGATAAGAGCAGGGATTTTCCGCTCGAATTTGACGAAGAACGATTTTATGATGTTGAGCCGACGCCCGGAGGGTTGCCCGGCGACTATCCAGTTGATATTGGCGTTGTAGTCCATGCCGATACAAATAGGCTCGAACGGATCGACGTCCTTATCGGCCCGACTGTCGAGCAAAGCGGGGTCGAAGTCGTAGCCGAGCGAATCGAGATAATCGAAATCGCTGGCGTTGTATTTATGGGCTTCGCGCATGGAAGAGTAGAACCCGTCTTTGGCGATACCTATCCGCTGGCAGAGGATAGAGGTCCGGAATGTTTTCGGCGTCAGGTCGCGCTTCATCTGCTTGATGTAGTTCTCGCCCAAAAGTTGAAGGTTCTCGATAGAGGAGTACTCTTTGTAATACACGGCGACCGACCTCATTTTATTGAGGTTCGTATCGAGACGACGGAGATAGCTTTGCAAATACTTGGGAATTGGTCTCCCTTCTTTTTTACACTCCCGTATCCGAGTTTTTGTTCTCCAAATTTCGAAGACCGTGGCTTTGATGGTGTCGATGAGTTCGACGTCCATCTTCTCCTTGTAATGAAGGAACCAAGAGCCCTTTTGCGTTTGGGGCATATCGCTCAAAATCATGAGCGAATGGTTGAACGAGCGGGCGCCGAAATAGGATTTTATGCCGCCGTTGGCGGGGAGCGTTTCTTCTTTGAGCTTTTTGTAGTCGATGAACTTGGCTTCGTCGACGAGCACCCACGAGAGCGTTAAAGAGTTGGAAGAACCGGGACGGTCTTGCGAGATAATAATGGCTACCGAGCCATTATAAAACGAAATTACATGTTCGTAGTCGGCCGGCTCGGTAATCGGCTTCGCGAACCATTTCGGGGGACGCCGCCCCACGACATAATGGATGCCTTCGGCGAATCCCCACCGCTTCCATGCGGCGAATAACCCGGGCAAAGTGTTCGTGAGCCCGTGTTTGAAAGTGGGGACGACGATGCCTCCGGTAGAGCCCGGCATGCGCTGCATGTTCCTGAGGACGAACGGCGAGGCGATACTGTCGGTTTTGCCGGTACGCCTGCCGGCGACGATTACCGTAGTATTGGCCCCGATAAGCTGCGTGAGTCGCTGCGGCGCGTTGAAATAGACCTTATTTTGCGCTTCCATCTCCGAACAGTTCGTCTTCTTCGAGGTCGGCTTCCTCGAATTCGATATCTTCGATGTCGATAGTCTCTTTACGGTACTTGTCGAGCATCTCTTTGATTTTCTCGTTGATATTGGGGATAGGTTTAATACCCAGCACCGTAGGGTCATCGGTGGCCGTAAAGGGCTGCACGACGATCCGGTCGTACGGCATGGCCCGCTCGTCCTCGATATCCACGCGGTTGTATTTGGCATAGCTGGAAGCCGCCCGTTCCATCGTCTTGGTATCCTTGCGCTTTTTGGCCGTTTGGTAGGTCTCCAAAAGCATCTCGTTGGCTCTCCACCGATGATAATCCCGGGAGGCTTCCGCAATCCTCGGGATCATCGACTTAACGATGGCGAGATCGGAATAGGCCGCGGCCTGAGAAATGCGATGCCGGGAAACGAGGACTTCGACGAACTGGCGGTCTTTCGCATCGGGATTGGCGACTGCCCAAGCATACATCTCGCGCAAACGCAGAAGCCTACGAACGGTAATTTCGTCGTATTTCCGCTTCAATTCGTCCTCGGCGGTAAAGAGGTCCTTCTGGCAAATTTCTATGGTGGCAGGCAGCGGCATAACGATTCACCGTACTTCTTCATTCGAGAATACCCAACCGCTTCAACTCTTCGGTAAGTTTCTCGGCCGGATCCGTGATAAGACCATACCATTCCAGAATCCTAGCTTTTAGCTCGGGCGTCGGCTTCTTCGCATATTTGCCTTTATTCAAGGTGACCAAGCGTAGAGCCTTCCGGCTTTCTTCGGAGAGAGAGCCCGGCGCGTTTCCGCTTTCCTGTCCCTGTTGCGGGACATAGCGGTCGTACCGCTCCCAATTCTCGTGCAGTTGCTTGTCGAGCGAGATCAGCTCTTTAAGGAACGGATATCGCTCGCTGTCGGGGCAAGGAGACTCTTCGGTAGAGATAAGCCGGAGCTTCGTTTGAACGTCCCTCATTCGCTGAGCGATACCGAGGTTCTCGACATACAGCGACCGGATTTCCTCGGGAAGCGAATCGTGGTCGGCGCGTTTGCCTTTTTTGAAATCTCTCGCAGGGTTGTTTTCCTCGATAGAGAGTCTCTTCTCGAAGATCTTCTCGACCTTCTTTTCCATTTCCTTCACCTGTTCGTGGGTGAATTCCTGCACTCGGAAATTTACATATTTCTGAATGTTCCGGGTAATGAACTCGGCGTGTTTGGCCGGATTCGGCGCGAGGTTGCGATACTGGATCTTATTCCCGGATAGGCGGAAAAGCAAGAGATTTCCTTGCTCGTAGTCCCGCTCCTCGCGGGGAGTCGAGAGCCATTTCTGTAAAGATTCGGTGAGTTTCTTGTCCATAGTTTCATTGTCGGTTTTTGATTCCTTCCATGTCATATCGTCGTTCTTTCGAGACGGAACGGTCGAGAGTATCGGAACGTTTATTCTCCGGCACATCGTTCAAGAGTCCTTTCCATAAATCGTCCATACTCTCGACAGCCGACTATCCTTCCGGTATTTCCGATCCGTCGGCCATGAAATCGCCTTCTTCGGCTTCGATTTTCCCTTTGTAGAAAGGAGCCGGAGTTTCATCGGTAGCCTCTACCGAGACGGTCGTGGAAGTCGTCCCCGTGGGCCCTTGTCCCAAATCTTGCGATACGGTGGATTTCGTTTGCCAGCGTTCGCAGCCGACGAGCCTCCAATTATCGGCCATATCTTGGACCAAAAACACATTGTCGTTGTTGTTGATATAGGCAGCCGCGGCCGAAGCATCGGCCCCGACGCCCGGGTGTACGACCGTCAACTTGTTGAGTTGGGTCTGGCTGGGTACTTCCCCTTGCGGCTCGCTGGTGAGTTGCGCTTTGTCGGGAAGGTGGTCGATGTATTTCCACTTGGCATCGGCGGCCAGGACAAAATCGCCGGTCAGTTCGGCCGATGTGGCTCTTCCGTTTTCATCGCGAGGAAGAGTCGGCCATTTCAAGATCGCGCTCTTCGAAAGATAGTACAACCGGCGGCGGACACCGGGAAGCACGGGGGTTCCCTGACACCACCCGAGCGATTTTTGAATATTCAGGCAATTTTCCATCATTGAAGCGATTTGGATTTACGAAAAATATTAGTTATCCCTGTTTCGTGACATCGACCATGAGCAGCATGCGCGGGTCGATCGAGTAAAACTGAACGCCGAAGAACATGGCGGCCGAGAGGGTCAGCATAAAAGGCTTGAAACGATCGACTTGAATTCTTTCTTGGTCAGACAAGCTGTCATATCCATAGAGCATATTCGATTTCGGAGCCAAGAAGAACTTCGAAGAACCTGCGAGACAAGTGAGAGGAGCCAGCGTCGTCTTGTTGTTCGACCCCTCGACGACCGCCTGCTCGAATTTCTTGTTGTACACGATACCGCCATGCGTGAGCATATAGGCATCGTTGTAGGCGTCGGCAAACTCGGGCGAACAGTAGAGGAATTTCTCGGTAGCCCGGAGAACCGGGTGGGCTTTCCGCTCGATGGACTTGGCAACATCGAGCGCATCGGCTTCGCTGAACCCGGTCGTAATCTTCAGGAGGTTGCCTTTGGCCTCGGAAATGTTTTCGGCCGTTACCTCGGCATCGGCAATAGTAATAAAGCCGTTGAAGAGGTCGGCAGAGGTATCCCCTTCTGCATTTCTTTTAGCCGTAAAGAGAACATTGTGCAACGATTCGCCGAGGCTTTTAAGAACAGAAGCGATCACGAGTTTTGCAGAAGGCGCCGTTTTCTGCCCTTCTCCCAAGAATGAAGCATTTTGTCCCAACAGCATCGTAATAACCGAGTTGGGCTCAAAATCCTCGCAGACATTTCCGAAGAATGTCTCGAGCTCTCGATATTTCACCTCGGTCGTGGAAGATGAATTTTTATCTGCTTTGTAAGGACCGAACTGAGCATTCGATTTTGCCGTTCCGACATGCTCTTTATTTCTGATCCCGGGAATACCGGTCATGAACCGGAGTGAATCTTTACAAGAAAGCATAGGGAGGAGAAGCAACTGCTGTCTCCACTTCTCGGCGGCCTTTTGGTATTCTTCGTCGGAAAATGAGATATTATGTGCCATATTTGTTAAGGAATTTGGTTAAACAAATCTTTTGCTTGTCGTACGTTTTCGACATACGATTCGAATGGAGATTTATCCTTCTCTGCCGAATTGTCGTCGACGACATGTTTCGTTTCATCTGCGGGCTTTTTGCGAAGGGCTTCGAGTTCTGAGTCCTTTTGAGAAACAGTCTCTTTCAGTTCTTTAATTTTCGAATCCATCTCTTGGAGATGGGAATCAAGTTTTTGCATGAGATCGGCGGAAAGATGGAATTTCCCGTCGCTCTCTTCGATTGCCTCGATCTCGAGACACCCGATAATCGATTGGAATTTTTTGTTCATTGTTACACTAGATTGTTGATGTTGAGTATTGGAGCGGAAAAAAGAAGCGAACAGAGAGAATATCTTGTCCACGCGAGAGTCGTTTCTCTCTTGTACAGAGAATGGCAAAGGAATGCCAGCTTCCGACAGATCCTCGATCACCTGGGCGGTTACTTTGGGAGTGACATCGCCAGGGAGATCACAGATCTCGTCGACGAATCCCCAGTCGAGTGCCTCTTGCGCCGTGAGCCATCCTCCGACCTTCATCAGGTCGAGCAGTGCTTGTTTGTCTTTTTTACACTTGTCGGCATACATGGCGGCGATATTGAGGTCGATCTTCTCCATGTCCTTTTTCTGTTTGTCATACTCCTCGATCAACTGGCGAAGCTGATCGGCGTTCAGACTAGCCCACTTGGTTATCACCGTGCTGCATTTGTGAACGAGATACATGCCCGATGTCGCTATGCTGATGTGCTTGGCTCCCAGCGATGCAATCGTCGCAGCGCTGGCATTCATACCGACATAATGGACTTTAACATTTCCATGTCGGCGGAATGCCTCACAGATAGAAAAAGCAGAGGCGACACTTCCTCCCAGCGAGTCGATGAGCACATTTACCTCTTTCGATTCGCTTTTTTCGAGGATATACTCTACATAATTGGAGTCGAAGTCGTATCCGCCAACATATCCTTTGAGTTTCAGGTCGAATTTTTTTGCCATAGAATTACCTTTTTAGCCAAAGGTAACATCTGGACAACAAGCGATAAAAGACTATAAAATCAACGGAATGAGCGATTTTATAGAAACCCAAGAGATTTCAATCTGAAAACCGGCCGAGTCACCCGAAGGCGGACCGATAATCTCTTTTACATTGACGACTGGGAAAGGAGACTCTCTGGCCCCAATCAAATAAGATTTACCGGATGCACATGATATGATAAAGGCAACATTCTGCTCATCAAACGGAAAATACTCGTCTGTAAGGAATTCCAATATCGTTTTCTCGCTTGTCGAATTGTTGTCATTCTTTATATTATACTCACATTTCGGAGAGCCAACGAAAGATATTTCCGTTGTGTCCGCTAACACAGAAATGGGCAAATTCGCTTTGCTTTTCAAAGAGACATTAGGCGGAAGCAGACTACAATCGACCACCTGTAATCGGAGAATGCCCGGCAAAATTTGTTTCATTGCTAAATATTTGTTATTGTGCGTTTTGTACCGTATTGTTAAATTCTTCCTTTGAACTCGTAGCGTTTCTTTGCTGTTTTTTTTGGTACGTTTTTCTCATTCGAAAATACATCTGTCGAATGGTTTCCCAGCTTTTCGGATCGTCGGCGATTTCGTGTTTCTCCATAAAGGTCCAAATGAGGTCAGAAAGATTGTGGGACAGACTGTCGAAGGTGTGCAGCTCATTCCAAAGCTCAATCCGGAATCGAATATAAATCGTCCGCTCAAGAGCCTTCTTCGCTCGGGGTGGTAGAAAATTGTAATACCGAGGATCCTTCGTTTTAAAATAGGGAATCTCAATCGCCAAAGAATCGGGAGATTTCAACGGAACCGGGATATCGGCTGGCTGCGTCGTCAGTGAATACTCCAAAATATCGTTTTCGGCACTCCCCCTCGGGAAACGTATCTGACCATTTTGGCCAAACTGATGAAGCAACCATTCGGCAAGATATTTCTCCAAATGAATATAAACATAGTATTGAGACATGACGTAATAATTTAATACACAAATATATAAATAATCAAACAAACTGTAAATACGTAACCAGAAAAATGAACGAAAAGGATTAAAATATTTCTATATGTGTATTCTATGAAAAATCACAAAAAAATAGTGCAGAAGTACGAAAGAAGTTCAACCAGCTGAATACCAAAGCGATATGACCGTACTTTTTTCGTACTGTTTTTTTTGCCGTACTCCTGCACAGTACGCACAGTTTCGCACTGCTTCAAAATAAAAAAAGTACGATCGTAAAATATTGAATATCAAAAGGTAAAATAACCACCGTACGAATGTACTGTTTTTCCATTATTATTAAGATTCAAAATAAAATAAAAAAAAGAATATATATACGCACATAGCTTTTGCGCTATTTTTCAGCGTTTTACCGTATTCCTTGCACCGCAGCACTTTCCCATACATTCTCAACGAAGGGGGTGTGGGGGAAAAAGAGCCCGGCATAAAAGCATAAAACGGGTCGGTGCAACGATACACCGACCCGTCTGAATACCTCTCGTCTGCCTTGTCCGCTCTGGATATAATCGTTCGCTCTTTTACGAATCAGAACAGCCCGGGCTGAATGATCGTGCGGATCAAATCGTCGACCGCCTCGATAGTAGAGGGCAAGAACCTCGAACGGTTTTGCTTGATATACCCCAAGAAATAGAGCTTCGCCTCTCGTTCCCTGACGAAATACCCGAACTCCAACGACGGGAGCCGTCCGGCTCGCCGCCCATCGGCGAAGAAGATATCGTATCCTATCGCAAACTTATCGGGCGCAACCTGCCCGATAAGAAGTACGACACGTTCTCGACGATTGTCAACGACAACGTCTTTCTTGTAATTCCGAAGTTCGCCGGAGTTTTCAAAAACCCGAATCCGGTAGTTTTCATAGGGATTAAAATTCACACTCATATCCTAAAATTAAAATGGTTGTTTCTTTGCAAAATCAAGGCTAAACACGCCGAAATACTCTACCCCGCCCGACTTATCGGCCTCTCCGACAAACGCTTCTCCCGGGTGATCTTCGATCCAATCGCGGAACGAGATGCCGGATTTGTTCGGCCGCGAAACATTGAAGTGATATCCTTTGAAATCACAATAGAGCACAACCTTCGTGCGGAAATTGGAGGGAGTAACCCCGAATTTGCTGTCGGGGAAAGAGCTATGATAAGCGTCGTACATGGTCTTTCGCGGTATGCGTTCATTCAGATTGTTCGCCGACTCGTCGAAATAGGTCTCTGCCCACTGAACGAAGGCCTCGCCCATTTGCTGTTTGAGGGTTCTCATCTTGATGTCGCGCATCGGCGGCGGAACTGCCCCTTGCCCTGTTCGATACCAACTCTCGGCCATGGATTTGAAATAGAACATACAACACTCGGCCATGAAATTATCGAAAAGATTCCACTGGTCCTCGTCCCAATCGGCAAAGAATTGGTGTCCGAAATCATCGATGGGCCGATGGTTGTCGTTGTACCAGTCGGAAAAGGCCATATAGGTAATGCGCTCGAGAGCCGAGCGATTGTTCGCATTTATGGCGTGGTTCGTAGTGATGTAGAATTTGGGCGATTTTTCGTTGGGTATGATGAACCGAGCCTTGGTCTTTGGATTGACCGCGAGGTCGCCGGTAACGGCAAAGAAGAATCGCTCGAAATCAAAATTCACCTTGACATCATCGATGAAGATGTTTCGGGTTCTCGGTGTCACATTCGAATAGATGTAATCGTCGTCGTTTTTGGTATTTCGCCCGTCGATAGCTGTCTGATCGAGTATTTTTGCGAGAGCCGCTCCAACCAGCGACTTACCGGTTCGTCCGTTTGACTGGGCAACCTCTCCCATCTGGCCGTCCATCGCGATAACCGCCTTCAACTCGGTCTGATATTTGTAGTCGCACATGAGAAAGCCGATAGATGTAATCTTGTTGACGACATGCTGCTGAAATTCCCGCTCCTCCTGGTCGGTAGGTGTGTGTCCTGGTATGTTCCAAAAATTGGAAGTATTACAGATGAATCGGAAAAACTCACAGGCTTTACCCTCTTCTGTCGGGAAAACAGAAAAGCCGGCAGCCGGGTCATATTCGATTTTATCAATAACGGGAACCCGCTTGAACTTTCGCCGGATTACTTTGTCGCTCCAAACCTGCCCCAGGAGATCGCCAAATTCAATTCCTCGCGAGGTAATCTGAATTTGGCCGTTGCGGTAATACATTCTTTGGATATGAGGCTCGAAATTATCGAAGTTATCGTCTATCTTCGTTATTCGCTCGAGCTTATCAGGCCCCAGAAGAGAACCGAGCCGTGAGGCCAACATCGTAATTACGTCGCGATCCTTACAAGTTTGTAACGCGTAATAGTACACGAAATCGCGAATTTCGGTTGGCCCTGACAGATGGACGACTCCGTCGTCGATGCGAACAAACTTATATTGATCGACCTCCAAGTCGGAAGTATGAATGCGGTAGAAGCCATTAGCTGAAATGAACTGTAAGGCTTCGATGTAATCGAAATCGACCGTTTTCTTTCCCTTATCATTCGCCCCGATGACCCAGAAGTCTCTCTCACTCGAATAGCGCGATGCCTGGACAAGTTTACCGTCCTCAATTCGGTAATTTATCTTGGCAAAACGGAAATTAGGGATTTGCAAGAGCTCCTCCTTATGACGCTCAAAAAATCCATCTCTATCGTTCAACAGCCAAAAGTCCTTGATTTGGAAATCGGTTTTCGATGTGATTTTATGTATGTCAAGGAATTGGCCTTTACCGTCATGGGTGTGCATAACGGTGTCTATCTCCTTCCGAAGGACCTCCTCTCTCCCTTTGAGGGTATTGCAAAGTAAATCGTCGATGCCTTTGTCGTGTGAGGGTGTGTCATTGATATGACCGAAGAAGATGTCAACCGACACCCCGATATTGTGCATTGTCTGAACGTACTGCTTGAATTTGATGACGGCCTTGGCGAACTGATTCGGCCGCTGGTCGACATGGTCACCTATCTGAATCTCGCGGTGGAGATGATCCCAGTCGCTATCCATCAACAGAACGACATTCTTTATCGTGCATTTTTGGACCAGGTACTGAAGATCCTGGATTAGCCCTGTCTCGGCATTCCCGATATTGTAAATTCCTTGAATGCCGATAGAAGCGATACCATGTTTGCATGCCTTTTCGGCTTTTTTCTCCCCTTCCTGGACGATGAGCGTCTCTATATGCGTCTCGGAGAGGAATCGCTCTCTAATGTACTGAGGAATGTAAAACTTGGTCGGAGCCCCCTTGGGCGTTTGGTACTTTATCTCCCGGCCATCTTTATCGAGATGTAACGATGGATTCGACCACCGGATCCTGACGTATGGTTTGAGACTGCCGGCGGCCCCTCGCGTGGCATATTGAACAGGATTCCCCCAAAGGTCATAATAGTAAATGAGCATTTCATCATCGTTCTTATTGATGTTGAAATACTTATCCATACCGCCTCGCTGGAATGCCGGCAGATAGATTTCCCCACTCTTATCGTCGAGGCGAACTTTTGCGGTGACATCTTTCACCGTAAGACCACTGGCTTCCAGTTGAGAGAGACAAAACGACTGCTTTACTTTCTCTCGGCTTCGGTCGATAGCCCGCTGCCGTTTCTCCATCTCTGTTTCGAGAAGGATATTGTATCTCGAGGCAACAATTTGCAGGGCGTCTATGAACTCAACCTTATCATAATATTGAACGGCATCGATAGCTCCATTTATAGTGAACCCGCACGAGAAGCATTTCGCAATATCCATATTGGTTTTATGCGTGACACAAAGCCCCTTGTTCCGTCCCGACTTATGGCACTCGGGGCACTCGCAATATTGGGTTGCTCCGCGCCCAGAAAGTCCTGGTATAAAGTCGCGAATATCTGCCGCCGATTTCACCCTATCAATATCGAATTTGTTGTATTTTTTCATTTGAATAGATTATTTAAGTCTGCGAACCTTACGAATTCGGCTTTATTGTGAATATCCAGCCGCTGGAAGGCGTTTCGAATATGATTGTTTATCGTGTGTATAGACAAAAACAGAGCATCGGCTATTTCTTCTTTCGACTCTCCACGATACCATCTTTCCAGGATTCTCTTCTCGGCTTTCGAGATGTGGCTCTCAAATTCAGGGTGACATACAATATTTTCAAATTTGCATTCTCCCCGGAGAGGACAAAGAACATGTTCAAAATGGAAGGTAGAGGCATCGATGTCTATGATGTTGTCTATGTTGCCAAAGTTGCAACGACAAAATCTAGAGACAATCCGATATCGGAAAAGTGGAAGATTAGCCTTGCTCTTGGCATATTCAGAGGCCAAAGCGATATATGCTTTTGGATAGAACTTTTCAATCAGATTCGCAATTAAGGTCACAAATTCGTAGTCTTGTTCCTTTAACCGGCACGGTGATTTGCCCTCACTTCTATACCATAGTTCATCGTTAAAGATGAAAAATTCGATGGAGACAGTGAATAGTTCGTCCATGTCATTTTTCACAAATTAGAGGCCTCGAGAATATCTGTTGACCGAAAATTTCTTCAATTTTGAGCTTGTATAATTCAGGAATCCGACATACACCGTATTTCCAATTATACACTGTACGACGAGGGACTAAACAACCTTCAACTATTTTATCGATAGCAACCGTACATTCATTAGAAGAGAATGTGGAAAGAAATTCGGATAAGGCGATAGAATCTTTTGTTCGTTTTTCCAT